AAACGCAGCAACCCACAGAAAATCTACAATGACTGGAAACATCAAAGCGTTGCAATCGTGATGTTAGCAGTGCCGCTCGTCCACGCCGATGCACGAACGCGGAACGAGTGGATAGCAAAAGCATTACCCACAAACAGCTTCACTGCGGTAGCGGACGTAGCAAGGGTCGCACTGTTGCCATCCGCAAGCGAGTAGGCGGCGAAGTTCGTGCCATCCACGCTGGCCTCAAGCTGAAGCGTCCCAGCAAAGGTTCCGGCGATCTGCACGGAAATCGCTCCGGGCGTCAGCAGTCGGCAAGCCTGAGTAACCGCTTCGCCATTGGCGTCAATGGAACCCGTAGTCACGTTCTTGTAGTTCGGCATTTTCTTTCCTAGATAAACCAGTAATCAGTCAACGGATCATTAGGCTTCCGCTTCTTGCGAAAACCCAGCATAGCAAAACCAACAGCCATAATAGGAACTAATACGGCAATCTTCTTCAACAGTCCCATGCTCGTAGAGATTTGTTGATCCGGCTATCTGGATCGTTGGCTGTTTTCTTCGATGTCAGCTTTTCCTTCATGCCCTTCATGCGACGGCAAAATGAAATCCTGCGCTTTGCCGCTGCTGGCGATTTTGCCGCCTCTGCCTTCTTAACCGGCCTCTTGATGTTCTTGCCTTCAGCACGGAGGGAGGCACGACCCTTTTCGTTAAGACCGCCTTCAGGGTCCTTGCCTTCCGCCCTCTGCCAAGCAGAACTCTTAGGCATATCGCCAGTCTTCCTCGTCCTCGTCCTCCTCTTCCTCCTCGCCTTCCTCCTCGGAAAGCATGGATTCGAGGCGAGCAATACGCTCTTCAAGCAGGTCCATACGCTCCTGCTTCATGGAATCGACATCCATCTCGTCGTCCATCTCTTCCATCTCCATCTCGTCTTCCATCTCTGGCCGACGCTTCTTCTGGGCGGGCGGTCCACCAAACGCGATCACGAGATCGACCCCGCCACGCCGCTTCATCTTGGGCTTACGCATATTACCAATCGTCTCCGGGCAACTGCTGTGTAAAGTCTCCTGCTAGACTTGACAAACCTAGCGTACTACTCAGGGAGTGTGCAACTCCTATATCATCGCCAAAAGGATCTGTCAAGACAATATCCTCCGGCGGTACGCCCTGAACTCTGTCCCAGCCATGCAGTGCTAGGCCAAGTGCCATCACGCCGTCGTCATGCGATCCGCGTGGCGCTTCGTACCGAACGCCAGATGCTGTATAGGTAAACTCGAAGCTCTCAAGCTCCGCAATCAGCCAAGGCTCGTCTGGCAGCGTGATCTCGTTGCCCTGAAACGCGGCAATCAATCGCTGCATCAGCCTGAGCTTGCTGGGCTGGCTAAACGTAAAGCCAGATACCATGCAGCCAGCTTCCTGCAAATCGGACACAATCGCGTCACCTACGCCGGTCGAGTCCACGACAGCAGGCACATCGCCAATCAGTTCCCTGATCCGATCCCTTGTAACCGACCAAGGAGCCTGCCACCGCTCAATCGCTACGACCCTGCGCCATGCGTCCATGCCCACGGCCACCGTAAAGTCCTGAGCGCGGGCCAAGTCAACGCCCCAGACTACTGGTTCTTCCTCGCCCGGATCTTCCACTGCCGAACGAATTGCGTCCAGCCCGAACGGATTGACGCCATCATCAAGTGGAATGCCCTCAAACTCCTGTGCAAACACATCAGCAGGAAGTTCTTTACGAGCGGCATCAATTTCCTCTGGGGGGATCCAAGGATTATCCAGCGTAGAAGCTCGAAAGCTTTCCCAATCCGGCTCTTCTTCCAGATTTCCCCGATTGAACATTTGAATAAAACCATGTCTCCTGCCTTTAGGCGTCCCTAAGATTAGGGCTCGCCCACCAAGGTCCACGAGCGTAGGCCGGATCGCTGCCTGCCAAGTCTCTGTCAGGTCGCGAACAATGCCTGCCTCGTCAATAATCACCAGTGCATACTTACGACCACGGGCAGGGTCCTGAGTGTCCAAGGTCCAGACCTCAATAACCCCGCCCGTAATAAGCTCCAAACGCTTCTCCTGCTCGCTTACCCGCTGCGTTACAGGCCCCAGACGCTGCACCAGATCGCGCCAAGCCTCCAACGCATACTTATAGCCGGGCGCAAACCAGCCAACCGGCTGACCGTCAATCGCAGACTTGCAGGCCAAGGTGATGCCCAGCGCCGTTTTCCCAAACCTCCGCCCACACATCACCACGCGGAACCGGGCATCACTCTCAGAAATGCGTTTCTGGCCGTCGTGCAGCTTGTAAATGCTGACATCCAACGACCCGCCAGAACCTCTACGCTTCGGCCTTGCCATCCAACCTCTCGGCTTTTATTTTTTCCATGCGGCTCTGCCGTGGGGGCTCTACAGTGTGCGACGGCTGACGGAGATTTCTCCTAGCCCAGTCACTCAGAGATCAAACCCTTACCCATCAGTATAAGCGGATCGCGCAGTCAGCGACAGACGACACCAAAAAAAGTCGTTTTCCGTGGGGGGGTAAGGGGGGGATACGTGTGCTCGGGCTTCAAGAGATTTAGTAACAGCCAGCAAGATCGTAAAGAGTATACGAAAACGAGAAAAACTGAAGAAAACGCTACGATTTTAGTTTTTTTCTGCTGCCAGAAGAGATTTTCAAAGGCTCGGATTCCTCCTCGATCAGCCTGATCTCCACCGTCTGCTTGGAATCCGTCTGAATCTGCTGTTTGTCGCCAAACTCCGCCGGATTCATCCTGATCGCAGCCCATTGCAGTGTGTCAATCTGCAATTTGTCCCGCGTTACCGTCCGATTATCCGTCAATCGGCTGATTTGCAACGCTTCCTCCGCCAATGCCTGCGCCATCAGCAGGCGAGCCTTCCGATATTCGTAGAACCAGTACTCGTCTGAGGCAATCCACCGCCTCACAGTACCCGCGTTCAGCCCATATGGCTCTAATGTCTCCGACATCACCCGGCCATCAGCCATCCCATTGAATACATCCTCAATGACAGCCGATTTTTCGTCCTGCGTATAGTTGATCGGAGCCTTTTGCGACCGCTTCAACTCATACCTCAGAGCCGGAGCGCCACTTTCTGCATGATTTTTCATAACGCCAGCATAATCATCCCGTAATTCCGTTGTCAAGCCCCCCACCCTTTTTGCTCTCACGAAGGTCGATACGTACATGACGGGGTCCGGCGGGGGGTACACCCCCCTCCCCCCCCTGCGTGGGCGTGGGCGCGTTCCTCTCTCTCACTCTCGCTCTCTCGCTCTCGCTGGCCCAAGCTCTGCACGCGCACGGGTCGACGGGTCGGCCGGAAGGATGACGGGCTCCCCCTCTACGCAAGTGCGGCTCTCGTTTCTTAGTGAGCTGCACAGAAATTCGGCCTATGCTTGCGCACCTGGTACGCGCCACCTGGTACGCGCCTCTTGATATCCGCCGGGCGGTCGTGTAATATCCTAACGTCGCGATTGCGACTCGTTATTCATTCACTAGTTAGGAGGGGTCATGACTTTCACGGAAGCTAAGGAAACGGTGCGGGCGCTTGGGTTCACCCTTACCAAGCGGGACGGGGAGTATCGGGTAGCAATCTCCGGGGATCGCGACCACTGTGCCAGCTACTACACGGACGACTTAGAGGATGCGGTCGAAACGGCCCGCCATATGGCAAAGGACGTGCGCGTGTCTGTGGATGATACTGTCATGCTACGCGCGGCCCTATTGATGGCGGTCGAGATCTCCGGCATCCATACGGCGGGCGGGGCTCCGGGAGCCTATCAACCCGAAGAGTTCTTCGGAGTGTTCGGCCCGGACTATGACAAGCTGTCGCGCTTTTTCCGTAGTGTCCTCACGCACAACGTGGGGGCCTGACGGGGCAGTTAGGCGAAACGCCCCCACGGGGGCGTCCTAGACGGGGTGGCGCCCCGCTAGCTGACGATGCCAAGCCGAACAAACAACAGGGGGGGAGCATGAAACTGTTCACCAAAAACGGAACGCCCGCCGTCAATTCTGTGGCCGTCTACGCGGGGCCGTCGCGCATCGACGGGGAGGACATCGTCGTGATCGTGACGGGGCTCAAGGCGCCTAAAAACAAAAAAACGGGCAACATGGTTCAATCGCATATCGTGGTCGCCAAGGTCAACCCGTTGGAAGCCCTCAGGACCGGGGCCGATGTAAGTATTTGCGGTGGATGTCCACTACGTCCACGGTGGCACGACGGGGTTAGGTACGGGAAGAAGCCGTGCTACGTGAACGTGGGTCAAGCGCCGCTCGCGCTTTGGAAAGCTTGGAAGCGCGGCTCGATCCCTATGGTGACCACGGGCGAGCTTGCCGAGCTTACCCGGGGCCGTATGGTGCGGCTTGGAAGCTACGGCGACCCCGCCGCCGTTCCCCCCGTGATATGGTACGCCTATACTCGCTATGCCGCCGGCTGGACGGGGTACACGCACCAAAGCCGTAGCCCTAAGCTCCGCGACGTGCTGACATGGTGCCAGGTATCCGCCGACAGTGAGGCGGACGC